AAAGCCAGAGCAATTATGCCTCCATTTGGTGGACATGGAAAGAATGCTCCAGATGAGTTTTTTGCAAGAACATTAATGTTCTACTCAAATGTATCTAACGATTTGAATCAAGGACTTGAAGTAAATAACGATTATCGTCAATTGGGTATTATTAAAAATCCAAGAACATATTCGGCAAATACTCGTTTTACAGGGATAATTGGATCTGCATGTTTCTTAGTGCAGGGTGCTATTAATACTACTTACTTTCCTAAAGATACAAACATGACTGTGGATAGAGTTATCAGTGGAACTACCTTTGAAAGAAGATATCGTGTGGTCTCTTCTACATCTACTGCTGCACTAGTGCAATCTTTAGATAACGATGTTCCTGCAACTAATGATATTTTTACGAATGATGCAAATCAAACTTTCACTGCATCTTCAGTATCTAATCCAACAGTGGATAAATATTCTGGTCAGCTAATGTTTATTGATAATAAAGCTGGATTTACTCCTTCAGATGAAGAGACTGTTACTCTTAGAACTATTATTAAATTCTAACATAAATATAGAGAACTAACCGAGAGAAGAACAAAGAATGGCTATTAACTTTAATACCGAACCATATTATGACGACTTCGATGAAACTAAAAAATTCTATCGAATTCTTTATCGTCCAGCATTTGCAGTTCAAGCACGAGAACTTACTCAAATGCAGACTATTCTGCAAAATCAAATTTCTCGTTTTGGAGACCATGTATTTAAAGAAGGTGCGATGGTCATTCCTGGACAAGCATCTATTGATACTAATATTGGTTATGTTAAATTAGAAGCTGCATATGCGTCAGTTAATGCAGACACAGTTGTTGAAGAATTTGTTGGTTTAACGATTGAAAATGCAACTGGTCTTCAGGCTGAAGTTATTCACTATGCCAAGTCTTCTGGTGCAGATCCAGCTACGCTTTTTGTTCGTTATAAGAATTCTGGAACCAGCACTACAGAAAAAACATTTGCTGCTGGTGATGTTATTTCTGATGTTGATACTACATATACCGTTCAAGCACTAGCATCTTCTCCATCTGGGGTAGGTTCAATTGCAACTATTACTCTTGGTGTCTACTATATCAAAGGACATTTTGTTCTCGTAGAACCACAGACAATTATTCTTGACAAATACACAAATACTCCATCATATCGTATTGGATTATTAGCTGAAGAAGAAATTATTACCTCAGAAGAAGATGAGACACTGTATGACAATGCTCAAAATTCATTTAACTATGCTGCTCCAGGTGCTCATCGTTACAGTATAACTGCAACATTAACTAAATTAACTGAATCAAGTACTGCAGACACAGATTTTATTGAGTTGATTCGAACAGATAGCGGACAGGTTAAAAAAGAAACTCGTCGTACAGAGTACTCCGTATTAGAACAAACATTTGCTCGTCGTACATATGATGAGTCTGGTAACTATACTGTCAGAAACTTTGAAATTGATGTTCGTGAATATCGTAACAATAATCGTGGAGCATGGTCAAGTGCTCGTGTTTATTTAATAGGCGATGTTGTAACAAATAGTGGAAATACATATGTCGCTAAAAATAGTGGCACATCTGTAGCAACTACTCCACCAACACATACTGCTGGTGCAGTTTTTGATGGTGCAGGTAATACTGGTATTCAGTGGGAATATAATACAACTCCTTACTACAATCGTGGGATTTATTCTCCAGCAAATGCAGACAATCTTGCAACGAATCAATCAAATGAAGCAAACCTTGCTATTGGTCTAGAACCAGGAAAAGCATATATTCAGGGATATGAGATTGAAAAAACTGCAGCTGAATATGTCACTGTTCCAAAATCACGAGATTTTGTTCAAGTAGAAAATGCTGTTATTCCAGCAACTGTAGGAAATTATTTACTCGTAACCAATGTTAATAGTTTACCACCAGTAGATACTTTTGGTGAAGTTACATTATACGACAGACTAACATCAGCTGTTGGAACTGCTCCTGCAAGTGCTACAGCAGTTGGTACTGCTCGTGTCCGTTTACTAGAATGGCACAATGGAACAATCGGCACACAAACTGCAATTTATAAATTAAGTTTGTTTGATGTCAAGATGAATGGAACTTACGACTTTGCTCGTAAAGTAAAATCATTCTTCTTTGATGTTTCAAGTGCTGATCCACAGCTTTCTTTTTCTGCAGATATTGAACCAGTCTTAACTCGTGTGATTGGTTCTGCCACAGCGTCATCTTCTACTACAATTACTGGTACTGGCACTAGTTTCCAAACTGATTTTATTGTTGGCGATGTAGTATCATTTGGTGGAACTAAGCGTCGCATCACAGCGATTGCATCACAAGTTTCTATGACTGTTGATGCAGCCACTACTATTACTGGCTCTACTATTGATAGAGTTTCTACAACTGTTTATGAACCAGAAAATACATCTTTAATTTTCCCATTGCCATATTATGCGATTAAAGGTGTTCGTTCATCTGCATTAGCTAATGATACAGTTTATACAGTATATGAGAAGTTTACTGGAACTGCAACAGTATCTGGTTCTCCTGTTTTAACAGTTTCTACTGCATCTGGTACTTTTGCATCAGCTGCCGAAACAGACAATTATATTGTTGTTGATAATGATGCAACTGCAGGTGGTGCTATTGTATTACCTACTTCTATCACTCCATCTGGATCATCTGTATCATTTGATTTGGCTGGTGGATTATCTGGTAAAAGCATGATGGTTATTGGTGCTGTTAATAAAAGTGGTGCTACTCTAACAGAAAAATCTAAAACACTAGTATCCTCTGCAACAACAGCATTTACTACTCAAGTAACTGCACAAAATTCCACTCTTTTATTGGGATTTGCTGATGGTTATAGATTAGTGTCTGTTAAAATGAAATCTGGAACATTTGCTTCTCCAGGTGCAACATACTCTATTGATATTTCAGATCGATATGATTTTGATAATGGTCAAAGAACTACTCATTATGATCAAGCAAGATTAATTCTTAAAAATTCATATGCTCCACCAGAAGCACCAATTGAAGTAACATTTGATTACTTTACACATTCAACTGGTGATTATTTCACAGTAAATTCATATCCAGCAAATGTAGACTACAAAGCAATTCCATATTATCAAGGAATAGCATTAAGAGATTCTATTGATTTCCGCCCAAGAATAAACGATGCTGGAACTGGTTTTTCATCAACAGGTTCTTCTGTTTCTCTAGTACCAAAGCGTGGTATTGATATTGTTACAGACTTTACATACTATTTGGCACGCAAATCTAAAATTGCTGTAGATTTAGCTGGTAACTTCTTTAATATTGATGGTATCTCTTCATTAAATCCAGGAGAGCCATTGGATCCTGCACTTGGTTTAGTTTTATATAATTTAAACTTAGAGCCATATACTTTTGGTACAAATAGTAATAATGTTCAAGTTGGTCGTATTGACAATAAACGATACACAATGCGTGATATTGGTAAACTTGAAAAACGAATTGATAACCTAGAGTACTATACATCACTATCTTTACTAGAACAACAAACTGAATCTTTAGATATTATTGATTCTAATGGCGATAGTAGATTTAAAAATGGATTTATTGTCGATGGATTTACAGGGCATAATACTGGCGATAGTCTTTCACCAGATTATGTATGTGCCATTGATATGGAAAATGGAGAACTTCGTCCTTTCTACTCTCAACAAAATATTAATTTACTAGAAAAAAATTCTAGCGATGGTACTCGTCTATCAAGCAATTACAAGTTATATGGTGATGTTATCACCTTACCGCTTGATACAACTACTCCGCATGTTAAATTAATAGAACAACCATACGCTACTCGTTTGGAAAATATTAATCCATTTGCAGTATTTACTTTCTTGGGTGATGTTAAAATTAATCCGTCTTCTGATGACTGGTTTGAAGTAGATCGTCGTCCAGATTTAGTTATTGATGTTGAAGGTAATTATAACACAATTAAAAATATTGCTGAAAAACGAGGTGTTCTTGGAACTATTTGGAATGCATGGCAAAATACTTGGTCTGGTGCAAGTGTAAATACTGGTCGTACAACATTTACATTTGGTTCTAATTGGGCATCAGGTCAAGGTGATATCCGCTTATCACAAGCAGAAGTTCAGGCTAGATTTGGTATTGCTGAGTGGGGTAATGCCCGCCAGATTACTGTAGAATCTACAGCAACACAGATTGGTCAATCAAGAACTGGTGTTAAAACATCATTAGTCACAAAAATTGATAGACAAGTAGTTAGAGATCGTGTACTACAGACTGCTGCAATTCCTTATATTAGATCTAGAAATATTTTAATTCAAGTACAAAAATTAAAACCAGGTACTCGTTTCTATCCATTCTTTGATAATATTGATATTTCTTCTTATGTTACTCCTGCAACTAAAATGGTATACACTCCAGTTGCTGGTACATTTAATACTGATGTAAATGTAGGTGGTCTAGCATCAGGTTCTGCTCGTCGCATTAATGGAGATTCCCAAGTATGTTTAAATCGTGGTGATGTTATCACAGGTGGAACATCTGGTGCGACTGCAGTTGTAGTTGGAAAAGATTTTAATGCAGACACCAACGCATATGCATTATATGTTGTTAATATTGTTGGAACATTTACTGCTGCTGAAACCATCACTGGATCTGTTTCTGCAGCCACTGGTACTGTTGGTACAATTACAACTGGTTCTCTTGGTGGTAATTTGGTTACCAACTTTAATGGTGATATACAATTATTGTTTAATATTCCAAATACAGACGCATTAAGATTCCGCTGTGGTACTCGTGAATTTAAACTTGTTGATGTGTCAACAGCTAATGGTGATTTTACTTCTCGTGGTCGTGGAAATTATCGTGCTGAAGGTGTTTTAGAAACTCGTCAGCAAACAGTTCACTCAGTTCGTAACGCAGAATTAGTAGAAGAACAACTTTCAGAAAATCGAGTTATTGTTCAAACATCAGATCGTATTGTTGCTGATACTGGTTGGTGGGATCCTCTTGCACAAACATTCTTGATTGAACAAAAGGGTGGTTGTTTCTTATCCAAAGTAGATATTTTCTTTGCAACTAAAGATGATAAAATTCCAGTCATGTTGGAAATTCGTGAAGTTGTAAATGGATATCCTGGAAAACGAGTATTACCATTCTCTCGTGTTACATTAAAACCAGAAAATGTTTCTCTTTCTGCTACCACTGTAACACTTGATGGAGTGGCAGTTAATAAGTATGATACTGCAACAACATTCACATTCCCTTCTCCTGTATATGTTCAAGAGAATACAGAGTATGCAATTATATTAGCATCTGATTCAAATGCATATAAAGTTTGGATCTCTCAAGTTGGTGAACAAATGCCAGGAAGTGCTCGTACTGTTTCTGAGCAACCATATCTTGGTTCTTTATTTAAATCACAAAACGCTTCTACTTGGACAGCTGATCAAACACAAGATTTAAAATTTGTTTTATATCGTGCTAAATTTAGAACTGATGTTGTGGCTAATGTTGAATATGTAAATGATTTAATACCTCTTCAAGTACTAGGATCAGATCCATTTGAAGTAAGAGCAGGTCAAACAAAAGTTCGTGTATACCAAGATAATCATGGTGTTCCATCTGGCACTCGTGTAACTATAAGTGGTGTTGCTGCAGCAGTAAATGGTATTCCAGCTGCAGAATTAAATACAACACATGTTATTAGTGATGTAGATTTAGATTCTTATGTTATCACTATAGCTACTGCTGCAACTTCTTCTGGTTATGGTGGTGGATCTGGTATCAAAGCCACAAGAAATCTACAGTATGATGCAGTACAACCAGCAGTTCAACTTCAAACATTCTCTGAAACTCAAGTTGATTTTGGAATTAAAACAACTACTGGTAAATCTGTAGATTCAACTTCGCAAACTCCATATGTGCAAGATGCTTCATTTAGTGGAATTCTTGCAAATGAAACTAACTATTTTACTGCTCCAAGAATGATTGCTTCTGAAGTTAATGAGACTAATTCATTGGGTGGAAACAAATCTGTAACTATGAATGCTACATTTAGTAGCACAAATAATGCATTGTCACCAATTCTTGATACTCATCGTACAAGTATGTATTTGATTAGTAATAAAGTTAATGAACCATCTGAAACTAATATGAATGTGGCTGGTCTTGATGATAATGTTATTTTAAGTGCTCTTTCTGGTGTTACTGTTTCAGGAAATCAGATTACTACTTCTACTAGAAATGCTCAATTTAAAACAGCCACTGTTGGTAAGTATCTAACAATCGCTGGAGCATCTTCTGGTTCAAGCACTCGTTTGATTACTGCTGTCGCATCAGATGGTAGTTTGATTACTTTCTCTGCTGCTCCAGATGCAATTACTGGCAATGCAACTTTAACTCAGCGTGAACGATTTGTTGATGAGATTGCACCAATTGAGTCATCAACTTTTAGTAAATATGTAACTAAGACTGTTAGATTGGCAAACCCATCTAACT